ATTTTAAGTGGAATTCGTTCTGCGTGTACTTATGTAGGTGCAAAGAATTTAAAATCATTGTCTAAATGTACAACCTTTATTCGTGTGAATAATACACATAACGTTGTTTATGGAAATGAAGAATGAAAGAAAATGTCGATTATGAGTTAGTTCCAACAGGAGAAGACGCATGGCACGTAAGATTTCTGGAAGGTGAGTTTCCCGAAACGGTTATAAAGTATGGGGCATTGGCCCCAGACACCACCACGGATAATGTCAAATTCTCCTTTGAAATAGTATCTACACCAGATTCTTTTCTAACAACCGAAAATACCGCTTTACAAATGTTTGCAGGTGATGTATTATATAACATAATAGAAACATCTGATTCGAAGGAAAAGAATGTCAAGCAATCTTAATCAACTTGTTATCAGGAATATTCTGAATAATGAAGAATACACTCGTCGTGTACTACCGTTTATACAACCAGAATATTTCGAAGGCGTATATACACAACTCTTTAAACAGGTTGCAAAATATGTACACAAGTATAATTCACTTCCGACTATAGATGCGTTCAAGGTACAACTTGACGAAACAGATTCCCTCTCCGACGAACAGTTCAGACATGCTCAAGAAGTATTGCCTGAACTGTTCAAGGGGGATGAATCAGATCTAGCTTGGTTACTTGATACTACTGAACAGTGGTGTCAGGATCGTGCGTTGTTCAATGCGGTGATGGAGTCTATAACCATCATTGAGGGTAAACACAAGGATCTGAGTAAGAATGCACTACCAGATATCTTGACAAAGGCACTGGGTGTTTCGTTCGATACGAATGTAGGACACGACTATATCGCAAGTGCAGAAGAACGGTATGAGTTCTATCACAGAACAGAAGAACGTGTTGCATTTGATCTAGACTATTTCAACAAGATAACCAAGGGTGGAGTGCCTAAGAAAACACTCAATATTGCACTTGCTGGTACTGGTGTTGGTAAGTCGTTGTTCATGTGTCACTGTGCGGCTGCAAACCTTACAGACAATAAAAACGTCTTGTACATCACTATGGAGATGGCAGAGGAACGCATTGCAGAACGCATTGACGCAAACCTATTGAACATACCCATAGATCAGATAGAAAACCTCTCAAAGAACATGTTCGCTGAGAAAGTAAATGAAATCAAAACAAAAACTAATGGTCAACTGATCATTAAAGAGTATCCCACTGGAGCTGCAAACGCTAATCATTTTCGTGCGTTATTAAATGAATTGAAACTGAAGAAGTCGTTTGTTCCAGATGTCATCTATATTGACTACCTAAATATCTGTTCATCTGCAAGGATGAAAGCGATGGGGGGATCGATCAATTCATACACGTACATTAAAGCAATTGCGGAAGAAATGCGAGGACTGGCAGTCGAGTTTGACTTACCGATCTTCTCTGCAACGCAGACGACGAGGAGTGGTTTCTCTTCGAGCGATCCTGGCCTTGAAGACACGAGTGAGTCTTTTGGATTACCCGCAACAGCCGATTTCATGTTCGCACTCGTATCATCAGAAGAACTAGATTCTCTAGGTCAAATAATGGTCAAACAATTGAAGAATAGATACAATGACTTAAACACATATAAACGTTTTGTTGTCGGGGTAGATAGATCTAAGATGCGACTGGTTGACGCAGATGAAAGTCAACAGAACTTAGTAGAAGATAAACCAGCGTTTGACAAGTCTGACTTTGGTCAGGGTCAAGAAGCAGAAGACGACAAATTTAGGGATTTCAAACTATGAAAGCACGACTAATTGCATTTACACGCACACAACAGTTAGGACTAGAATCCGCACAGGATTTAATTGCATACTGTGCAAGGGTATCCAATCCAGCCAATCAAATGAATACAGAAACTAGTGAGAAACTAATCAAGTATTTGATTAAACACAAACACTGGTCACCTCTAGAGATGGCAAGTGCGACTATGGAAGTAGAGACTACACGTGATATTGCACGTCAGTTACTACGTCACAGATCATTCTCGTTTCAAGAGTTCTCACAGAGATACGCAGATCCTACCAAGGAAATGGATGACGCATTTGTATTACGTGAAGCAAGACTACAGGATAAAACCAACAGGCAAAACAGTGTTGAAACGCATGATAGCAGACTGCAAATGTTGTGGTCTGCACAACAGAACAAAGTAATCACTGCTGCAAAGGAAGCATATCAATGGGCGATAGATAATGGTATCGCAAAGGAACAGGCTAGATCAGTTCTACCAGAAGGTAATACCAAGTCTACATTGTATGTTAACGGTACGTTACGTTCGTGGGTACATTACATAGAATTACGTTCTGCAAATGGAACACAGAAAGAACATATGGAACTTGCAATAGAATGCGGTAAAGCAATTGCAGAAATATTTCCATTGGTAAAGGAGTTATAATGACTGAAGTTGTAATAAAAAATAAGAAACTATTAAAACAACTTGATCAATTTACTGATATATTTTTTGGTATAGATGGATATGACGATAAAAAATATTGGGTTCGTGATCCTGCTGACGCGGTAACTAACGGTGAGTTATATTGTAGTGATGAATACTTGAAGAAACAAATGGCAATGGGTGATGTACACTCAGGTTTTCCAGAACAACATTTCTCTCAACCAGTATCTAGAATGGCAGATAAAGATCCAAAAAAATGGAGTGGTATTCGTGATCTAGTTAGAATGAGATTCGCGGAAACTTTGGGTGTACACTCAGCTGCATTGTTTAACTACTATCCAACAGGTGGCCACGTGGGTTGGCACACAAACTGGAACGCTCCAGCATATCAAATTCTATTCACATGGTCTAGGACTGGTGATGGATATTTCAGATATCACGATCCTGTCAAAGATGAGATTGTTACAGTACAGGATACAAAAGGTTGGGCGTGTAGACACTATTACTTCGGTGCAAAAGCAGAACCAGAATATCATTGTTGGCATGCGGCATACGCAGGTTGTGATCGTATTACACTTGCATACAAATTTCACAGTGGCCCAGACGGCCAAACAAGTGGTAAGGGAACCGCAAAAGATCAACTCGCCCGAGACTTGAGAGATGATTTAATATATGAAATAGAGGAAGAATCATGATAAAAGAAATATCAATTTATTACAAAAACGAAGATCTTAAAGAAAGAGCGGTGGTTAAATTTGACACAGAAACCACAGAGTTTTATGTAGATTATTATGATAAAAATCAAAACGTATTTTACACTGAATTCTTTGAAGGTAAGTCTGTACATTTTATTGAAGATGCCGCAGAGAATTGGGCATTGGGAATAAAGAAATTGGATGGTAAAATGAAACAGGGGAGTTTGTTATGAGTGGGTTGACAGATCCAGACGAACATGTTACAATGGTTCTATCAGACATTTATAAGCAAAAGGAAGATGCAATGAAAGACGAAACAACTCTGGCGTTAGTTGCTACTATTCGTGTTCTAAACGAAACGATAGAGCATTTTAAAACGAAAATAAGACCTACTGCAACGGGTCACATACACACTACAATTTCTTCTCTTGAAAGAAGAGTAGAAGAACTGACAGGTGAATTGACACATGCTTGACGATGATTCCAGAGCAAGTAGGGAATGGTATAACGCAGATGGTTCTAGTAGTTACAATCTGAGTATTGAGATACCCAAACCTAAACTACTTGTCATAGGTCACGGGAGACATGGTAAGGATACTGTGTCAGAGATTCTATGCAAAGAGATGGATTTGCACTACCAGTCTTCCAGTGAGTTCTGTGCTGGCCACGTGATGTTTCCAGTATTATCCAAAAAGTATGGATACAAGACTGTCGAGGAATGTTATGCAGACAGACATAACCACAGACAAGAATGGTATGAAATGATATCAGGGTATTGTGGTTCGGATCTTGCACGACTAGGCAGAGAGATATTCCAGAAGTTTGACATATACTGTGGATTGAGAAATAAACGCGAATGGTCTTCTATGAAGAACGAAGGTGTTTATGACTATGCAATCTGGGTAGACAGATCAGACTATCTAGAAAAGGAAGATGAAACTAGTAATAGTATGCAACCTTGGATGGCAGATTATCTCATCGATAACAATGGTACAATAGCAGATCTAGAGTACAATGTAAAGACTTTAATAACACATAGATTAGTATGACGCATGTAGAAAGATGGGTTGGTGGCAGTATGACGCTTATAGAAAGATGGGGATGGGAATACCACCCCAACCAATGGACTGTTATTGTCAGGGGTAGGATACAAGATCTAACTGATTATGAGATAACAAAAATTGGATCGGCTGTAATGACACAGATGGTTGTTGTCTTCAAAGACCAAGATTTAACACCAGATGAGGAACTTGCATTCTGTAGAAAGTTAGGTAAGGTTCAGAGTACAACTCACGAACGCACCAAACACATATCCCTACAGGATGGAATACTCAGAGTAACTGGGGAGAAGGATAAACACGGAGAAGAAGGCTTGTTTGGCCACGTCAGTGCATTAGACTGGCATGCAAATCAACCATCGAATAAGAAACGTATGCCATTGATATGGTTGTACGGTAAGAAAGGTACAGAGGGTTCTAGGACGTCTTGGATCAATATGATCGAAGCGTATAGGAAGATGCCCGAGAAACTCAGAGATAGATTAAAGGGTAAGAAGGCATACTTTGGATATGAGAGTGGTAAATACAGTACAAGTAAATTCTTTAACGAACATGTGAACAAAGAAAACCTATTTCCAATAGTCATGGAGAATGCGGCTGGACTAGAAGGTATATACTTTCCATTCCTACAAATGTTTGGTATTGACGGTATGTCAGATGTGGACTTCAAAGACTTGATTGAAGAAGTCAAGAAACATGTATTGAAACCAAAGTTTGCATACCACCACGACTGGGAAGATGGTGATGTAGTTCTCTCAGAACAGTGGTTGAGTATACACAAAAGATGGGAATTCGAAGGAATGCCCAACAGAGTTTTACACAGAATCGCATGTGATTATAGTAACATAATTGCAACAGAATAATACGCGGATTTCCGCGTATAGGCGATATTTTATATAAATAATCTCATACTAACTATCATGAAAGGATTTAGTATGGAAGTAATAGCAAATGTAAAAGCATGGGCGTCTGGATTAGCAGACCTCGGTGTTAGCATTGCTGCGTTAGCAATCATTGTAGAAGTCCTCGGTATGGGTGCAATCCCATTCATGGGTGACATGAGCGTGATAAGTAACGTGTCAAGCATAATGGCAGGCATTGGTTCAGAAGGGCTAATGGGATTAGTTGCCGTATGGGTTCTATATTCAATATGGAACAGACGATAATTTAGTGTAACTATTTTATCACAGTGTATTTAAAAAAGATTTATATACTGGACACAGACGATTATTTATGGTTAAATAGTCGTATTAACATAGTTGACGAAACAACTTGAAAACGGAATGGACATGGGGGCAGTACCCATCTCCTCCACCATATACACTTCCATCGTACTTACAGGTGCGTGGTGCTGTAACACCAAAAGACGACACTGGAACACTGGGGTCGGATGATTGGAAGTGTATTTGATGGGGGAGAAATAGAATCGACATACGTTGTAGGGAAGTGGAGACTATCGGTTGTTCTCCGTAATTGGAACAAAACTACAAATGCAAACGATAACTTTGCACCACGTGAATTCGCTCTAGCAGCTTAATTTAACGGAGTTGACGACTTACTTGGCAACAGAAAAGTCGTACAATCATTTTCATAACAAGGAAAAAAACATGAAAAGTTTAATTTTAGCAAGTGCATTAGTTGCAGTAACAGCAGTTTCCGCACAAGCAGAAGGTGGCGGATTACTGTCATCAATCAAACCAGACGCATCAGTAGAGTATGCGGTAAAAGCAAAAGCATGGTCAGGTGACGTAGGAGTAACTGCATCAGTAATGGGTATCACAGTTCGTCCAGCAATGGATTGGTCTTACTCAAGTGGTAACTCAATTGCGATCTCAGGATCTTCAATCAAAGGCACTATGCCAATCTCAGGTGGATTATCTGCTTATTCAAAACTATCTTTAACTAGCAAGTTCGAATACAGTGACGTTACCATTGGAATGGCATTTAGTTTCTAAAAAAGTAAAGGTTTATTATTATGGATAAAATCACTGAAATACTTATGAAGTTATTCAAAATAAAACCAAAACCACAGGTAAAATATCTATCTGGAAAAAAGTTCGACACTGAATAGTCGCGTCGGGGGTCTTGGTTAACCCCTATTTTCACGACCTATATACTACTTATGATAATGAAGAATAAAATACAACAGTTGCACCCTTGGATGGCACCTTGGAAAATAGGTCACTATCCAAAAATGATATTCGACAAACCTCGAAATCAATGGTATTGGGAACTACTAAAACAATCAAAAAATAAAGTATGTGTCGATGTTGGTTTCGGTACAGGTATTCTAACTCTCATGGCATTACATCATGGAGCAAAACACATATATGCATACGAAAAAGATCCTAGTATATTTGAACTAGGAAAGTATATTATAGAAGAAATGGGATTCTCTGACAGAGTTACCTTTGTAAATGAAAAATACACATCTCTAGATCATAGGCATCTAGACATAGAATTGATCTTTCACGAAATCATAGGAAGAAATATCTGGAAAGAAGATATTAGTCTTACCTTTAGAGGTGCGACAACTAAAATTGTGCCAAATGTTCTGACCTGTAATATCAGGCTGTTCAAAGGATCTACCGATCCTAAACCATCATTGGAGAATAATTCGACAGGTTGCGAATGGTTAGATGAAACATACTTAGAAGTATTAAAGGATCTATGGAAAGAAAAGGATACAATCACGTATGATGGAGTCTCCTATCCAAGTGGCCAATTGATAGGCAGTTATGAGGTGAGTATAAATAGTTGGATACCACGTACAATAGAAGTAGACATAGAAGCAGAAAATGGTATTGTTTTTGTAGATTACTACATTGACGATTTTATGTTGACAGAAGGTCATTGGGTAGAAGACAAAAGTATCAGAGTTAACAAAAAGTATACAAAGTTTATTCAGAATACAATAGATGGAAACTGGTGGTTAGAATGAAGTTTATATTCGACGTAGATGGTACATTAACACCAAGTAGAAGTAAAATGGACGAATCATTCCACGAATGGTTCTGCAATTTTATATTAATCAATGATGTCTACCTCGCAACAGGCAGTGATGCTCCCAAAACAATCGAACAAATTGGAGAGACCTTATTCAAAGGTGTAAACCGAGTGTACAACTGTGCAGGCAATTCTGTATGGCAGAACGGTAGGAACGTCTATAACAACGATTGGACGTTACCAGAAGAACCTTGGAAATACCTTGAAAGTAAATTAAACCAAAGTGCATGGAGGCCGTTTACAGGGTGGCACTTTGATGAACGACCAGGATTACTAAACTTCAGTATCCTTGGTAGAAAAGCAACTACTGATCAACGTCAACGTTATGTAAAACACGATTACCTTATGAATGAAAGAAAGAAAATTTCTGAAGAATTTAACTTGATTTATGGTGACAAATATGGTATAGTATCCCAAGTAGCAGGCGAAACTGGTATGGACATTATGCCAGTCGGTAAGGGTAAGGAACAAATCATTGACGACTTTGAACCACACGCAAAAATACTGTTCTTTGGGGATATGACTATGATGGGTGGAAACGATTTTGAGATTGGTCAAAGAGTGCAAATGTTGACTAACGGATACACATTCCAAGTTGCACATTGGAAAGAAACATGGGGGATATTAAAAAGTGAACGCTACATTTCTAAATGATATATTTCAAATACATAATTTTGAGTTTGATTTAGCCGAACTAAAAGAAGAGATACAGGAAATAACCAAGTATCGATCTGAACAGAAAAACCTGATCAATTGGACACAGTTTTCTTTACAAAGCGATTCTCCTGATAAGAAGGGCATCAAATATAGTCAAGAAGCAGCTGGAAAAGCAAAGGGTAAAGGTGCGGAAGAATGGGAATGTTCTTTTGTATATCCATTGTTTGATGCACCCATAATCAATTCTTTTATGGAACATTTTAAATTACATAGAACCAGACTTATGATACAGGAACCACGGAGTGTACTGACATATCACAAGGATTGGTCACAACGGATTCACTTGCCCATAGATACAAACGAAGATTGCATGATGCTTTTGCGTGATAAAGCATATCATCTAGAAGAGGGTAAAATTTACTTCACTAATACAACTAAGAGACACACCGCATTTAATTGTCATAACTTTATACGAAGATTGCATATCGTAGGATGTCTACCATTAAACACAAGGACTTGGGAATGAGCGAACATAGGTTAAAAGGTAAACAAAAGATTGCGATAGTTGGACATGGATTTGTCGGTAAAGCAATAGAGTATGGATTCAATACTAATGACGTTGAATTGATGATTATCGATCCACAATATGGTACTCACGTCAGTGATCTAGAAGCATTTGCACCAGACGTTACCTTTATCTCAGTTCCTACACCTATGAGTGAAGATGGTACAATAGATGACAGAATCATTCAATCGGTTGTTGCAGAGGTTATGGAGATGCCCACTGGGATGGTTGTAATCAAATCTACAGTCACACCAGACGTTATAGACGAACTCACAACTAGACATATAGGTAGTGAACGTATTGTATACAATCCAGAGTTCCTTACCGAGAGAGCGGCACTCGAAGAGTTTATCAACCCCAAGTTTCATATCATGGGTGGAGAATACGAATACACCAAACAATTAAAACGTGTATATCAACAGTACAGCCAGTGTAGTCCATGCAAGGTGTTCTATATGACACCAATGGAAGCAAGTTTCGTCAAGTATGGAATCAACTCATTCCTTGCAACAAAAGTTCTCTGGTTCAATCAGTTCAAAGATCTTCTCGACAGATATGATAGTAGGTACTCAGTAGTTGCAAATGCGGTCGGATATGACAAACGTATTGGTAATGGACACACCAAGGTGCCTGGCTTTGATGGTAAAAAAGGATTTGGTGGATCGTGTTTCCCCAAGGATACCGCTGCAATTGCCAATTTTGCACAAGGAAGTCTTACAGTTCTAGAAGAGGTAATGGATGTAAACAATCTATACAGATCTCAGTACATGTTAGACGACAGGGAAAAAGAACAAAACATCACATATAACTCAACTGTGACAGAATAGACACACTTTTATTTTAATTACAAAACAACTTGACTTTTGTTTTGAATACATATATACTGTATATATTAGATAAGAGGAGTCATATAATGGCACATGAATTAGAAACAATGGCATATGCGGGTGAAACACCTTGGCACGGCCTAGGAGTGGAAGTCTCCAACGAATTAACACCAATGATGATGATGGAGAAGTCTGGTTGTGACTGGACAGTTCACGAACGCGAATCATTCATCGAACACAACGGTGAGAAAATCAAAACAGGACAGAAGTCGTTAGTACGTTCTACAGACGGTAAGATACTTACCAATGTAGGTGAAAACTGGCATCCTGTACAGAATGAAACAGCATTTGAGTTCTTCTCAGATTTTGTTAACTCTGGTGATATGGAAATGCATACTGCTGGTTCACTGAAAGGTGGAGAAATGGTATGGGCACTTGCAAAGGTTAAAGAATCATTTGACCTATTTGGTGGTGATCAGGTAGATTCATATCTACTATTCTCAAACCCACACACATACGGTAAGTCAATCGATATACGATTTACTCCAATCCGTGTTGTATGTAACAATACACTAACAATGTCACTAGAACAAGATGTGACAGTTGGAACTAAACTATCTCACAGATCAGAGTTTAATGCGGATACAGTGAAAGAAACACTGGGTCTTGCACACGAGAAGTTCGGTAAATATAGAGATATGGCAGAGTTCCTTGGTAACAAGAGATTTACTGCTGATCAGTTACTTAACTACTACAGTGAAGTATTCCCATTAACATCAGGTGGAGATGATCTACCAAAACAAGCAACATACGACAGTTTATCTCGTATGGCAAAAGCGGCACACGATGTGATTGAAACACAACCTGGATCTAACTTTGCAGAAGGTTCTTGGTGGCAAGCACTTAACTCTGTGACGTATCATACAGATCACGTTCAAGGACGTAACAAAGATACTAGACTTCACAGTCAGTGGTTTGGTGCGAACCAACAACGTAAAATCAAAGCTGCTGAAAAAGCGGTTGAGTATGCAAATGTCGCATGAAATGGTTGATATGGTTGAGTTTGAGGCGACGTGGAGTCGCCTTGAACGTGTAATAGATCTTTTACAAGACGAGGTAAAAATCTGTTTAGATGAAGCAGTAAATGGGTCACCACACTGGCCCGTTATGCATCTGTCACAATTGAAACAACGTGCAGAAGAATTGAAAAGTTTGGTTGATATGGCAAATAGTCAGAAACCAAAGAGTGACATATATGCATCATATGAAACTTATATGCTACGTAAAGAGTTAAAAGATGCAAAAATCATTTGACAATACTAGTTGTATATGGTATATTAGTAGCATAGAGAGAATCACTTTTAGGATGGATAGATCATGTTAAAGTTCCTCGAACGAGGTTTGATAGTTGAAGTAGTGGTTCTCTCGCACTTAGAGAAAAAGGAATAGAGTATGAGTATAGAAATGATTATAATGTTGGCGATTGGGTACTGTAGTGGTGTTGCAATGATGATGGTGTCAGATATGTGGGCCAGAAGAGAGTGTCATGTATAACCACGACGAAAGAGTTGATAGAATTATTGCGATCACTGAACAGTTGATAGGATTGTATGAAGCAAAAGGTGAACTTGGTGAAATGCAGAATAAAATAACAAGTGAGAAAATTTCACAGTTAGAATCAGAAAGATCTGCACTTGAAGAGGGTACTGGAAGGAATCAGTTACATGGTTAGAATAGAGTATATTAAATGCACAGAAGCAATGAATGACGTTGATCTGAGAACCAGAGAAGTTAAGTTCTTCGACTCGAAAGAAGAAGCACATAGATGGGGCAAGAATACCAACGGAAACCCGAAGAGTTTGTTTAAGGTTTTTGCACTAAAAGAAGTAGACCAGTTTGGAACTATATTAGACTGGGTTTAATAAATAAAAAGTTTCTCTGAGGAAAGAGGTGGGGGGGTTGACTCTCCACCTTTTTTTTATTATAAATAGATGTAACGATTCGGAGACTATAATGAGATTTAAAATATTTTCAGAAGCATATGACATTATTCCTAAGAATGATGAAGATGTTGATGCAATAAAACATCTAGATGATAATCAGAAGGAAAAGGTAAAAGAACTTTTATCTACCGTAAAGAAAAAATCTGGTAAAAAAGATCCTTTAGCACTATCTCCAAGTTCTAGTGAAAAAGGAATAAAAATTCAAAGGGTTGCCTTTGATGATATAGATGCTGATGCCTTATCAAAACAATCTGGATTTAAATTATCTGCTGGTAATGGTTCACGAGGTGGTGGTGGATCTAAATCAAAAGGATTTGCGTTTGAACACCAGATCGTCAAAGATATACAATTGTATATTGCACAAGGTGCAGATGCAGACTTTAAATTTCCAGATATGATGAAAGCAATGCACGACGATTTTTTAAAGGACGCGAAGACAATCCAAGTACAATTAGATGGTACTGCAAACACAAAAAGACCTTTAGTATTCGGTGATGCCAAGGCAGTAATCGGTGGCAGAGAATTAAATATTGGACACAAAGTTACAGACGTAACAGTGACCATAAACGGTAATAGAAAAATATATTTGTCTGCAAAATTTGGTGGAACTGTAACATTCTTTAATGCTGGTGTGGGAAAAATATTTCCAGCCAAAGACTTTGAAGATGGTAAAATCAATAATGCAGATGGTAAGAAACTTTTAAAAATGTTTGGTATAGACGAAAAAAGGTTTATAGAGATCTTTACCAAATACGATAAAAAGACTGCAAAAAGAAACGCACCTAAGAATGTTGTGATACCGACTAATGCAAATAAAGCTGCACTGAAAAGACTACTTCTTACAGGTATAGGCATGGGTTACTACATGGTGCATCGTAAGAAGAACAAAGTAGAATTTTATGAAATGACTGCTGGTAGATTGAGACAAGCGGCAAAGATTGAAAGTATTGAAATATTATATCCTAAACCTGGCACAGCCAAAAGGATTGATATCAGAGTAGTTTCACCATTGTACATATTTAAATTCAATATAAGAAACAAACAGGGTGGTCTAACACCGTCACATATTATGTGTGATTATGTACCCAACCCAAGAGGAAAGTCATTAGCATAATGGATAACTTTGCAGACTTTATAACAGAACAAAAGAATACACACATGACTCACATTGAGGACAAGGTTCTCTATGGTGGAGTTAAAGGCACACGACAAGCCATACTCGCTCTGCGTGAATTAAGAAAAATGCTCGGAGGAGAGAAAGATGGAAATGTCAGTGTTAAATGGGATGGCGCTCCTGCTATTTTTGCTGGTACTGATCCGAGTGATGGTCAGTTTTTTGTGGCAAAAAAAGGGATCTTCAACAAAAATCCTAAGATCTACAAGTCTGCAAGTGACGTCGATGCTGATACTTCTGGTGATCTTGCTGATAAGCTCAAAGATGCACTCAGATATCTCCCTTCTATTGGAATCAAGGGGGTCATTCAAGGAGACTTTCTCTTCAGTAAGTCTGATGTGGGTAAATCAAAAATAAAAGGAAAATCATATGTCACCTTTCACCCTAATACTATTATATATGCTATTCCCGATGGGACTTCTGCTGCCAAAGAAATCAAAAAGGCGAAACTGGGGATTGTCTGGCACACCACCTACGAAGGAAAAACCTTCGAAACAATGAGGGCATCATACGGTGTAGATGTATCTAAACTCAAGAAAGTAAGTAATGTATGGTCTCAGGACGCAATGTTAAGAGACTTGACAAAGTATACAATGAGTGCTAGTGATACGGAGTTAGTAGACGGATACATATCTGAAATGGGTAAGATGTTTAATAAGATATCAGGAACTACACTGAGACAGTTAGAAAAAGATCAGACACTTGCACAGACTATAGAAACCTATGGTAATAAGTTTGTTCGTAAGGGTGAGATCATTAAAGATACTAATAGACACGTAGATGGATTGATACGACACATCAACGAACTGTTTGGTAAAGAAGCCGATAAAAGAAAAACTGAAAAGGGTAAGTCAGTACAAATTGGAAAACGTAACGAAATGTTGAAGTTCTTTTCAAAACAAAACAAGAAAAGTCTTAAAATGATGTTCGATTTACAGAAATTAATAGTTTTAGCGAAATTAAAACTGATAAATATACTCAATAGACTATCTAATGTAGATACCTTCGTGAAGACAAAAACTGGTTATAAGACAACTGGGCCTGAAGGATACGTTGCAATAGATAGACTTGGTGGTGATGCGGTAAAGATCGTTGACAGGATGGAATTCTCGTACAACAACTTTTCGCCTGATATACTTAAAGGATGGGACAAACCAGGAAGGTAACGATGTTTAAATTTAAACAATATGTGGAAGACGTAGAAAACTTCGAGTTAGAAGAAGATGACGAACAGTCTGAAGCAGCCAAAACTCTCTCATTTGCAACACGTGCGAAGATGCGTCGGAATGCGATCAAGTATCGCAATCGTCGTAAGATTGGTTCGAAGATTCAAAAGAAGAAAATCGCTTCACTTGGAAGGTTAAAGAAACGTGCAAGAAGATCAGCACGTAGAGCTTTTACTAAGAAGGCAGGAGGCGGATCAGCACCTACTAGTGTAGGTCAAAAGAACGTGATAAAGAAAAGACTAGCGGGTAAATCATTCCAATCAAGAATGGGTAGGACTGCGAAACTGGGTGTTAAAACTGCACGTAGACGTGATATGGCTCGCAAACAGGGCGGTGCTGGGAAGAGAAGAACTGGATAATGATGCATTCGTTTAAAAACTATCTTGTAGAGGAAGATCGTGCAGTATATTTTTCTTTTGGAAGAATGAACCCACCCACAATTGGACACGGTAAAGTGTTAGACAAACTGTCATCATTGGCAGGGTCTAATCCATATCGTATGTACCTATCTCAGTCTCAGGACGCAAAGAAAAATCCATTAGGATATAAAGAAAAAGTTAAGATCTCACGTAAGATGTTTCCAAAACATGCGAGATCAATTATAATGGCACCAAAACTCCGTAATGCAATGGAGATCGCATCTGCACTTTACAAAGAAGGTTTTGTGAAGGTTGTTATGGTTGTAGGACAAGACAGACTTCGAGAGTTTGACGTTCTATTAAACAAGTACAACGGCAAGAAAGCACGTCACGGATTCTACAATTTCCAAGATATTAAAGTCATTTCTGCTGGTCAACGTGATCCAGATGCAGAAGGTGTTGAGGGTATGTCTGCGTCTAAGATGCGTAAAGCAGCGGCAGACAACGAATACGCAAACTTTGTATTGGGTTTACCTAAAACATATGGTGACAAAGATAGTAAGAAACTATTCAATACAATAAGAAATTCTATGGGTCTAAAAGAGACTAAGGTATTCCACAGTCACATCAAATTAGAATCTATTGGTGAAACTAGGGAAGCATATGTATCAGGGGATCTATATGGCGTTGATGATAAAGTTGTTATCAAAGAAACGGAAGAAGTAGGAACAGTTAAGTATTGTGCATCAAACTATCTCGTGGTAGAACTACACACTGGTCAACAGGTACGTAAGTGGTTGGACGCAGTAGAATTAGTAGAGAAATCAACCCAAGAAGAATACAAATACGAATGGGGCAAAGACGACGGTGTAAAGTGGATGAAGAAAAACACGCCTGGTCAAAAAGAAGAGAAATATACTTCTTTCAAAGCATTCAAGGAATCAGAAGCACAAAGAGCACAAAAACTCGTAAAGACAAAGATCGATCGAGAAAAAGGTAGAGATGCTAAAAAACATGATCGTATGTTGGATAGAGCAAGAACCACAGACACAAAAAGAGCAAACAAAGGATTAAGTTAATGGAAACTTTCAGTACATTTATAGCAGGCAAGATTGTGGTAACGGAAGCTGCAAGTGGCAGAGTAAAAAATAAACCATTAGCGCCTATTCCTGCATTAACAAAAGCAAACATAAAACACAGTCATAATCAATCAGCGTTCAAAAAGAATAAAACAATGGTTGGAGTGTCAGATAAAGATTATGATAAAGCAAAAAAACTATTAAGTAATATGCCTAATGTTATGCTCCATACGGAAGAAAATATAAAAGAAAATCCTGCAGCTGCCGTAGGTGGGATCATCGTTAGAGCGGTAGCTAGAAAAGCAGTTGGTTCAGCAGTAAAAAAAGCAGCATCTTCTTCTTCATCTAATAACGAATCAGTGAATGAAATGCATTGCAAAGATTGTGGTTGTGAAAAGGGTAACATCGATCCAAACTGTGATTGTACAAATGACGGAAGTGCTCCAGCAACAGCAGAACACTGGGTTAGTGGTACAAACGAAGCACGTCAGATGAAAAATAAAGACACAGAGATGATGGTTACTTTACCAAACAAAAAAGGTGGAGTAAAAACCATTGATGCAAAAGACTGGCCACAGTTTAAGAAAAGAGGTTATGTACAAGCAGAAAATGTTCAACAACCTTACCTAAAAGAAAATTTTATGAAGTTTAATCAATTTATTACAGAAACAGAGACTGATGAAGGCATTATCGGCAAAGCCTTAGGAGGAGTCGCAAGAGCGATAGGAAGAGGAATTAATCCTAGTGTAGCAGGTAGATTGGCCAGAGCAAAAAAGAAAAGTACAAAACTCGACAATAAAATGGCTCTTCATAAAACAAAGCAAGCAAACGTAAAGAAAAAAGCTGACTATAAGGCAATGAAAAGCAATAGCGGGCAACCAAAGAAAAAAACACCATCATCAAGTTCGACAACACCATCATCAAGTCCGACATCAACAAACAATGTAGTAAAATTGAAGAAAAGAACTGTTCCTGCTACTGCAAAGAAAGTTAACTCTAGTGTAGAGGAAGCAATGAATTTAAATCGATTAAGCAAACTTGCTAAAATGGCCAAAGCATCTCCTGCCGCAAAGAAAGCACTAAACGCACCTTCCAGAGTTGACAACAACAAAGACAAGAAAAATGAATCTGTTGAAAACATCAATGAATTATCAGCAGCGGATAAGAAACTTATTAATCTGATGTACGATAAGAAAGGTAAACTTACCAAACTTGGTAAAAAGGTTATGGATGCTGGTCAGGCAAACTCTATGTGGAGAAAATCGGGCAAACTTGACGAACGTAACTATCGTAAGGAATATGATAACTATCAGGGAAAACCAGAACAGATCGCAAATAGATCTTCAAGGAACTCTGCACGTAGAATAATGGGTGACGATGCGATTAAGGGTATGGACGTTGGACATAAAGACAACAATCCACTTAACAATGATCCTAGTAATCTACAGATGGAAGAACCATCAGAGAATCGCAGAGAACCAAGATTGCGTGACGAAGCTAAAGCGATTGTTAAAAAAGATCGTCAAGGTAGCGGTAAACCAATGAGTGGATATGATAAAGTTGCAAAGAAGTATGGTGTAAAACCGATTAAACTTAAAGACCGACAAGTAAAACTAAAAAACTTCCGATTGCCTAAAGAAGAAGTTGAAGAGAAATACACTGGTGGGAATAGAAGAGACTGGGCAAAAGGATATGACTTTGATCAGGATACGGACGTCGTAAAAGGGTTTGTTTCTCCAAAGGCAAAGAACTTGGCCAAGAAATTGGTTAAATCAAAAACACCAATGCCCAAAGCAATAAAACAAATCAAAAGTAAATATCCTAGTATGTCAGCAGATTCAATTACAAGTTTACTCAAAACCTCTGGTATCAAAGAAGGTGCAAAACCTGGACTGTGGGATAACATTCGCAAACGACGTGCCGCAGGTAAACCAAAAGCAAAACCAGGAGATAAGAACTATCCAAAAACCCTAGATATTGATGAGGGTAAAATGAAAGATCTTGCAATGAAGATTGATAACGTTGTATCAAATATGAAAAAAGATCGGATAATGAAACCCTTTGCTGATAAGTTTAAAAAAGATGCAATGAAATCTCTAGATATACGTAAGTCATTAGAAAAAATATTACCAGACTATGTTGCTGGTAAAATGATCGACAAAGTAATGGTATGATTAAGTTTAAATCATATATTGAAGATAAAGACATATCTACATCAAAAAAGTCTGGTAACTTTCTAGATACTGATGATGGTGCAGGCATGACCGCCAAAGGAGTCAAAGCATATCGAGCTAAGAATCCTGGCAGTAAGTTAAAGACCGCTGTCACTGGTAAGGCAAAGCCTGGCAGTAAAGATGCTGGTAGACGTAAATCATTCTGTGCCCGAAGCAAAGGATGGACAGGCGAACGTGGCAAGGCGGCACGTAGAAGGTGGAAGTGCTAATGGCAGAGTCAGAAAGATTAAATCGTATCGAACAAAAAGTCGATAAGATTGCCGATGCTATGGTAGAGATGGCAAGGTTCGAAGAGAAGTTAGGTAATTACGAGAAATATAGAGATGAATCTTGGTCTCGTATGAATCGTTTCTCGGAGAAGTTAGATAGAATTGAGAAGAAAGTAGATGATAATGCTCACACAGTGGGATTAATAAACAAATTGTTCTGGGTCGCTATAATAGCGTTCGCTGGGGCAGTCGCAACCCAAATATGGATGTAATAAGGAAGAAACAAATGAACTACGACGAAATAAAAAAAATGGGTGAGGCGTATGCCCAAGTGCAAGAAAAGATGCGTCAAGAAAATGCAGATCGTGCAGAAGCAATGTTAAAATTTGAAGCAGAGAAATTAGCTGCTATGCGAGATCAGATGGAAGAAAGCAAGAAAATTGACGAGAAAGGCCCTAAAATTGTAAAAGGCAAAGATGCGTCAGTTAAAGGTATTGCTAAAGCAGCTGACAAATATGCTCAACAAAACAATGATGCGTCTAACGACAAATCAGATGATGGTGATGGCATGGATAAAGTCGATAAAAAAGCGGCAAAGAAAAAGTTTGCTGATCGTAAAGATAAAGACATCGACAATGATGGTGATACAGACGATTCTGATGAGTATCTACACAAACGTAGAAAAGCAATCAGTAAGAACTCTGAGTCCAAAGGCAACAAAAAAGAAACTGAAGTTCAAACTTCTGAAATGTCTGATATGGAAAAGACTCGTTCTATGGCAACAAATTCAATTGGTAAACCTAAAGCAAAGACATCAGGTAACGCGAAACCGCGTGATGAATTGAGGCAACAAAAAGAAGGTAATGTTGAAGAAGCGGCATCTACTGGAAAAGGTAAAAATTCTGACAACCCATCATCACCTCCTGGTGAAGGTCTTGCGCCCAATGCAAAAGATCAACTTGATAAAGCGGTAAAAGAACCAGCAGTCGATGCTGAAAAATCCAACAAGTTAAACTTCGCATCATTTAAGAAAATGACTAAGAAATCAAAGGATAACTAAAATGTGGAAACAACTCTCAACTGCCTATCAGAATATGTATCAGGTGAAAGAGGAAGTGAATCCAAACTGTGAATGCGTGGATTGCAACTGTGATCCATGCCAATGCGGTGATCAAAGTCATAGAGAAGGCCCAGAAGGTACTGGTCATTCTACTGCTGACGCAGAAGGTCTAGGTGAAGCTATTAATCCACCATTATCAACACAGGTAGGTAAATCCAAATATATCTCTGTAAGAAAATACACTGATATTAGAGGCGAAGAGGCATTTCAATTAGTACAATTAAGAAGCCAATCCGCAGCGACAGCAGGTGACTATATAATCATACCAGCATCAGAAGCAAAACAAATAGCGAAGATGTTAAAATAATAATGGAATAATTATGCAAGATGATATTGTGGAAGACGACTTTCTTTTAAAGGAAGATATCGTTAGGTTTGCGGTGAAACATTACTACACCCCGATGGGGATTGATAGTGAAGAATTTTATGGTGATCTGAAACGATTTAAGTATATTAAACGTCTGGTCAATAGATATGTCGATCAGGGGTTACTAAGCGAACGGTTAATACTAAACCATTTGATTATAGTTTTTAATGTCTTTGGAATGTACGCAGCGTTGCGGTTATTGGATCTAAAGTTAGATGAACATCACTGGACGGTAGTTAAACCGTTTTTGATCTATCTAAAATATATTACCAATAGCCAATACACTGGTGTAGTCCAAGACAAACATGTTATAGAGATACTAAGGAAAATATAATGGGATTTTTAAAGTCAGCAGGCGATTTAGTCTACACATTTAGATTTCTAGCCCTACTTGTAACGCCGTTTAATAAAACGAAAGCGTTCGATAAAGGTATTATTGATGAAAAAGGTAAAAGACTAGTCAAACCGCCTTTTAGTAAAATAGAAGATCGCGAGAACTATGCGAGTTTCTACACCCCATTTATCAGACTTGTATTCAATGTAAAGAAACTTATGGCAAAGGCGCCAGGCGGTTCTTCACGGATTGCGTCATATGCGGCTGCTTTATATCTAATCAAAGAAAAGTTTAGTGTGAGTGAGACAAAGATTGAGAAGTCTTTACTTGAATGTGGATTTGATCAGGGTGATCTACTTGCAGAAGAAAGTAAGTGGTTTATGTTAGAAGACGAACAACTATCGCCAGGCGTGTATTCTCTCAAGTATGAGAAAGTATTAAACACCACCTGTGATGATATTGTAAACGCAAAAGATAAAGTCAGAATATCTGAGGAATGTTTTCCAGTGGGAGACATCTTTGGTTTAAACATATATGAAGCAACACACATGAGATCGCAACAAAAAGTGTATATAACTGCGGAAGAACTACTAAGATGAATAACTCTGAATTTGTACACATCGACGAAGGTGTCAACGATCCTGCAATTTTCAAGGCAGTGTTCCTTGCTGGTGGGCCAGGATCAGGCAAATCGTTTATAGTAGGAAAGACAGGATTAACACCACTCGGATTTAAAGTAATCAACTCAGACGATGCATTCGAAGCGGCACTCAAAAAAGCAGGACTTGAAATGACACCTGACAACATATTCTCACCGAAGGGTCAAGAGATACGTAAGAGTACATCTGCCTTGACAGTAAAGAAAATGGGTCTTGCAATCAAAGGGAGACTTGGACTTGTTGTCGATGGTACGGGTAAAGACTTCAATAAGATTAAGACACAGGCAAATGATCTGAAGAGACTGGGTTATGAGGTTGCTATGATATTTGTCAATACTGATAAAGAAACTGCAATGGATAGAAACCGAGCAAGACCAAGGAAACTACCAGACAAAATGGTTGCAAAAGCATGGGCAGACGTGCAGAAGAACATAGGTGCATTCCAAGGTATATTTAAGACAAGAATGTATATCGTGGATAATTCAGAAGGTGCATCGTGGGACAGAGAATCTATGCGTGTCTATAAAGCAATGATGAAATGGGTCAAAGTACCACCCAAGTCTAAAGGTGCATCTGCATGGATAAAAAGGATGAAGGGTATGAAAGAAGAATTCATTAAAGAAGACGCACCAGCAAACGCAGTCGCACAAGGTGGTGTAGACATGGCGCCTGATATGGGTTGGAGAAAGACTCTCAAGAAGAAAAGAAAAGACAAAAAAATAAAAGAGATCGTTGCGATAGATAAACGGTTTACCAAAGAAGCTGGTAAACCAGTATTGTTAAAACGTTTCAGATCAGTTATGGATACTTAATGTTAAAAATTTACATATTCTTATTAATAATGGGTATTCTCGGTGCTGTAGGATATGGTGGTTATATGTACTATATAGATACACAAGAGAGAATGGGAATACTAAGAGAAAATAATGCGAAACTTATTGTCACAAACGAAGCAAAGGATGCGACAATAAAAGAAATGCTTGCTACTCAAAACAGGGCACAAGAACTTAACCAACAATTGACGTTGAGTTTACAGAAAGCCGAGGCGTACAGTGATACTTTACGTTCGAAGTTTGCGAAGATTAACATCTTAAAATTAGCACTCGAAGAACCATATGAACTAGAAGGAAGAATAAATAATGCAGTCAAAGATTTACTCATCGGTCTTAGGAATGATACTGATCCTAACGCTAACAGGGTGTCTGGGGAGTCTAAGGAAGAGTGAACCAATTGTTGTTACTCAACCACAGATTATCAAACAGAATATACCAATACAGGCAAGACCTAAACAGTTACAATTAACTGATGTTAGATGGTATGTTGTATCTGAGGCAAACCTTGAAGAATTCCTAGCCAAGTTTAAAGAAGAAGAAGGCCTACTTGCATTCATGGCAATATCCGCACAGGGGTATGAAAACCTTGCGATGGACATTGCTGATATGCGTAGATATATTCTTCAACAGAAAGACATCATACTCTATTATGAGGAAAGTTTAACCAACGCACCCGATGACGCTGGTTTACCTCTAGAATAATAATTTATTTTATTCTTATAATGGGTCAGAATGTCGCATCTTTGTCACAGTATTAGGGGTTTACAAAAACCCTGATATACTATATAATACAAAGAAATCAAATCAATATACAACATATAGTAAGGAAAACGCATGGCAACATCACATGTTGACACTAGGAAACTTTTGTCGGAAGCAAAATTTTACGATGGATATTCACGTTTTAACGATGAATTGGGAAGATACGAAACATGGGATGAAGCGGTAGATCGCGTAATGGGAATGCATGAAGGTTACTATGCAGACAAAAATGACGGACAGAATGGATTACAACTATACGTAGACGAAGCACGTTCTGCATACAAGGAACAAAGAGTCCTTGGGGCCCAACGTGCATTACAGTTCGGTGGAGAACAGATTCTAAAACACCAAATGAGAATGTATAATTGTACGTCCACATATGCGGATCGTGCAGAGTTCTTTGGTGAGATATTCTATATGTTATTGTGTGGTGCTGGTGCAGGTTTTTCTGTACAGGCACATCACGTTAAAAAACTACCTAAGATAACTGTTAGAAACAAACAGCCTAAAACACATGTGGTAGAAGATTCCATTGAAGGATGGGCAACTTCTGTAGACGTTCTGATGTCTTCCTATTTTGTTTCCAAATCAAAACATCCAGACTATGAGGGACGACGGATATACTTCGATCTCACCCAAGTGCGACCACGGGGTGCAAAAATATCTGGTGGATTCAAAGCACCTGGCCCTGACGGACTAAGACTTGCACTAGACAAGATTGAACATATGTTACAGGACATTGTTCTGAATAACACCAATCCCACACCTCTAAAACCAATCAATGTATATGATATTTGTATGCATGCCGCAGACGCAGTATTGTCTGGTGGTGTTAGACGTTCTGCGACTATTTGTTTGTTCTCACCAAATGATGAAGAAATGATGACTGCAAAGACTGGCAACTGGTTTGTAGACAACCCACAACGGGGTAGATCAAACAACAGTGCGGTTATCGTGCGTGATAGTACGACGAAAGAACAGTTCGGCCACATCATGGAATCAGTACGCGAGTTCGGTGAACCAGGATTTGTTTTCGTTGAGAGTACAGAACACACGACAAACCCTTGTGTTGAGATAGGAATGTTTCCACAGATAAAAGGTAAGTCTGGTTGGCAAGGATGTAACCTAACAGAGATCAATGGTGGTATGTGTCATACTCCAGAAGACTTCTATAAGGCGTGTCGTGCGGCTGCAATACTGGGAACTCTACAGGCGGGTTATACAGATTTCAAATTCCTTGATAAAATATCAAAAGACATCTTTGACAGAGAAGCACTTATCGGTTGTTCGATAACTGGATGGATGAATAATCCTACCGTATTGTTCGATAAGAAAGTTCTGCAAAAAGGTGCAAAAATAGTGAAGGAGGTCAATCGTGAAGTTGCTACCTTACTTGGCATTAACCCTGCTGCTCGTACTACTTGTGTTAAACCTTCGGGCAATGCAAGTGTACTGTTACAAACCGCATCTGGGATACATGCAGAGCATTCAGAAATGTACATTCGCAACGTACAGATGACAAAGGATTCTGAGGTAACTCAGGCAATCCAAAAAGCGAACCCATACATGGTAGAAGACAGTGTATGGAGTGCAAACGGTACGGATGTAGTTGTATCGTTTCCTATCATTCCAAAGAAAGGGTCTTACGTAAAAGAAGATCTTATTGGTGTTGACCATCTGGAAAAGGTAAAACTTGTACAGGAATATTGGGTCAATGCTGGTACTAACGTGGAATTGTGTGCTGACAAGGGAGTGCGACATAACGTGTCAAATACTAT